CCGTACCACGTGCCGTAGACGAGCTTCAGGAACGCGTGCTTGAAGGTCAGCCACACGTCCAGCAGGGCCTGCACGCCGCGCTTCCACTGGACCTTGAGCGTCAGCCAGAGGATCTTCGCCGCCAGGGCGAGGTCGCCGGCGGCCAGCGCGTCGCCGATGCCCTGGTAGGCCGCGAGGGCGTCCTCCTTCAGCGTGGTGAACTTCCCGCCCAGCCAGTCGAGTGCCTTCCCGCCGGCCTGCGTGGCTGTCAGGAGGTACGCGCCCAGCGCTCCGACGGCGGTGATGACCATCCCGATGGGCGACAGCAGCGCCCCGAGGACTGCCGCGGCGATGCCGATCAGGCTGGAGAACAGCGTCACCGCCTTGCCCGCCACAACCAGGGCCGCCCCTGCCGCCACGACGCCGGCGGCGAGTTGGGCCAGCGAGACGATCAGGCCGCGGTTCTGGCCGATCCAGGAGATGGCCGACGACGCCCAGGCCGCCATCCTCTCGCCGATCTCCGTCAGTGCCGGGCCCAGGGCCGCACCGACCTGGAAGACGACCATCTTGACGACCTTCCAGAGCTTGTCGAAGGCGTCGGTGAGGTCCTCGGCGGCCTTGGCGTCCTTGCCGCTCATCGTCAGTCCGAGCCGTCGAGCCTCGGCCTGCAATCTCTCGATGCCGGCCGCACCGTGGGCGAACATGGGCAGCAGGTTCGTGCCCGTCCGCCCGAAGAGCGTCATCGCGATGCCGGCCCGGCGGGTGGGGTCCTCGATCCGGGAGATGGCCTCGGCAAGCAGCTTGAACTGCTGCTCGGGCGACAGACCGTCGAGGTCCTGGAACCGCAGGCCCAGGTCGGCCAGGGCGTCGGTCTGCGTGGACAGGCCGCGGCCCGCGTCGTAGATCGACCGCTGCATCTTGCGGAAGGCCATCTCCAGCGACTCGAACTCCGTGCCGGTCTGGCTGGCGACGAAGCGGAGCTCCGAGAGCGTCTCGACGGACAGGCCGGTGCGCTTCGCCATCTTCGCGACCTGGTCGCCCATCGACGCGAACGCCTTTGCCGCCACGACGGCCGGGGCGGCCAGCGCGCTGCCGATGGCGAAGATGCGCGTTCCCCATTGGGTCACACCCGCGCCGAAGGCCCTCAGCCGGGCCTGGGCGCGCTTCAGCCCGGCCGTGAGCTTATCACCCACGCCGAGCTCGACGTACGCCCGGCCAGCCTTGATGCCCTGTGTGTTCGCCACGGATCAGTCCTCGTACGCCACGCGGATGTTCTCGCGGTCGATCGCGGCGATGAACCGCCAGACGGCCCGCCGCGCCCCGGCCTTGCGGGTGTAGGCCTCCCCGCTGTCGGCCACGATGCGGCCGTTGGCCCGGACGGCGCGCCATCGCCAGCCGTCCCGGGCGCGGTAGATGCGGAACGTCGTGGTCGTGAATCGCGCGGGCTTGGGCGCCCGCTCGCGGTCCGTCTCCGTCAACGTCTGTGATTCGGTCATGTCACAAGTCCTTTCCCGCCTGCCTGCCGGTAGGCAGGTCAGTGGACGCTGTTTGCCCAGAGCTTCGGGAACTTCGGCGCTTCCTTGGCCAGCGCCGGGCGCATGTACGGTCTGGCGGCGACCCGAACGCGACGCTTCCGGCGCCGCCGGCGCGTGCCTTCCACAACTACCGATGTCCCGCCGTGCTCCAGGGCCGCCGGCGCGTCGCCCACCTTCTGGTTCAGCCGCATCGGGCCGATCACAACCGTCTTCCGCGCCGCGTCGTAGCCGAAGAAGATGAACCGCTTCAGCAGGCCCGTGTGCGAACTGGGCGGGGAGCCCGGCGGCGACGCGCCCTTGCGGCTGCGGATGCTGTGCCGCGCCGTGGTGCGGATGAAGGCGCCCGCCTTCGACAGGTTCTTGCGGTTGGCCGCGTCGGCCACGCGGATGACCTTGCTGCGGTCGAAGAACATGTCGAGGCTGACGGTTCGCATCCGAAGCATGGCCTGATCCGCTTGACGCGCTGTCCACGGGCGCAGTACCCTTGATCGAGATAGACTGCCAACAACCTCTGCCCGTCCCCCCCGCGGGTAGAGGCTACTGAGCCCGACCGTCCCCCCCCGCGGCCGGGCTCTTCTTCTGCACGGGGCGGACGGCCAGGTCAGCCCACGCCGGCCTTGGCCTTCGTCTTGGTGATCGTGTCCTTGACCGCGGGGTACTGGCCCGTGGCAGTCGCGGCGCTGGCGATGGAGTCCTTCACGGCCGACTGGGCGTCGGCGGGCGCGGCCTCCACGCCGCGCACGATTGCCGTCAGGGCGGCCTTGGCCTTGCCTGCGAACTTCGCGTCGACCAGCCACCAGACGCCGATGCCCAGCACGGCCGCCAGGGCGATCAGGAGCACCCACGGGTAGACCTCGAACAGCACGCCGGCGGCGATCAGCACGCCCCCCCCGGCGGCCACGGCCAGGCCGAGCATCACGCGCCCGGCCCAGATCGCCACGACGATCCCCGCCAGCAGCGCCAGCCCGCCGATCATGCACAGCAGCACCGGCCCGCGGCGAACGACGTCCTGGATGCTCTCCATCCCGCCGCCGCTGAACGAGCCGCCACCCCCCTCGACCTCTACGCCATCGCTCCGGAAGTCGGGCAGCTTGATGCCCTCGGCCTGGAACGGCTTGATGGCCGAGACCGTCTTGGCCGGGTCGCTGCCCCAGGGCGGGGCGATCACGGTCGTCTCCCGTCGGTAGGTCCCGCCGTCGGCCTCGTAAGTGACAGAGCGCTGGGCCGGCGTGACGTTCACTTTGCCGTCCTTCGCGGGGGCCGGACCTCTTTCGCCGACAGGTCCGCGCACGCCCACCGGCCCGCGCACCCCCTCGGGCCCGACACGCGCGTATACCGTCCGAGTGTGCTCCTTGCCGGCAGCGTCCACCCACCGGCCCGTCCCGACGGGCACATAGCGGAAGCGCCCGTCCGTCGCAGGTGCGTTCTTGCTCACGCCCGCCTGCGGTCCGTTCCACGCCTCACTGAACTTCGCCCACTGGCAGCCGACGACCGTCAGCACCAGCAGCACCACCACGACCCATGCGATCCATCTCATGGCCTCTGCTCCTTGCCGTTGCGCCCCGCCTTCCTGGCGGGGCCGTCCACGAAGACCGTCTTCAGAAGTTCGATGTTGTCCCTTGTCAGGGGGATGCCTTTGCTCCGTCTGCCGCCGCGCTCGTAGGGGTGGAGCTTGGCGGGGTCGATCATCTTGTTGCGGAACGCGCTGAGCGCCGCGGCTGCGATCGTGGCCGAATGGTCCCAGAGCCGCCGGTTGCGGCCCTCGGCCATCCAGAGCAACTCGCGGATCGTCAGGGGGCCGGGGTCGGTTCCGACGAAGCCGGCGAGTTCCCAGACGAGCTGCCAAGGGCCGACCCTTCGGCCCCGCTCAGGGCCAGCAGCGCGGCCTCGGCGGCGCGATCCAGTTCCGCGTCCGCCCTGGCGTCCAGCACGTCCTGAGCCCTGTCGATCAGCTTCCACGTCGCGTCGATGACCTTCCTGGCCCGCGCCCGGTCGCGCGGGCTCGGGGTAAAATCCGCCAGCTCCTCCAGGAAGGCCTTCGTCGCACCGTCGATCGCGTCGCCCGCCATAGCCCGGCCGAACTGCTCGTCGGTGACGTTCGCCTCGTCGGCCTGGTCCTTGCAGACGACGTACAGCACGTCCACCAGGAGGACCGGGTCGGCGATCAGGCGATACAGCAGGCCGTTGTCGTCCTTGGCATCGGCGCCGAGGTCCAGCAGGTCCACGCCGAGGGCGTCGCGGACGTTCTTCACGGCCCAGACGTTCAGCGTCACCGTCCACGTCCGGCCCGCGTTGTCCTTGAAGTTCCTCATGGCCTAGCTCCCGGGCACCGTGTACCAGGTGGTGAAGCTGGACGGCTTGAGCGTGACGCTGACGGTGACCGCCTCCTCCAGCGGCTCGTTCCGCGTGAAGCTGGTCACCGAGCAGTTGCTCACAAGCCCCTGGTTGCCGGCCTCGTCGATCGCGCCGTCCAGGGCCGCGATCGCGATCTCGGAGGCATTCAGCCAGGCGTTCAGGAGCGCGGTGAAGGCGGCGTCCGAGGGCTTCCAGAGCATCTCGAACTCGATCGTCGCCTCCTTCAGCGTCGCCGCCGTCGCGCGCCACCCGCCGTTGGCGCGGGTCGTGACGTCAGCTTCGCCGTTCTCCTGCTGGAGGTTCACGTCCTTGGCGTTGTCGAGTTCCGTCCAGCCGGTCCCGTCGGGCGGGCCCGTCAGGGGCGTGGTCTTGTAGTACAGCTTGCAGTCCATCCCGAGCTTGAAGTTGTCGCTCATCGTTCAGGCCTCCCTGCCTGCAGGGTTGTATGTTTGC